TTGCCATTGCCTTGAGGCAGTTCGTTGACGTTGAATTCTTCGTTTAAAAAAGCCATGATTTACTCCTTGGGGATAATTTTGAAAGATGGGCGGCCAGGCTTGGCCGTGATTGCACCGGCAAGCGGTTTGGTGATGGACTCATCTGCTGCCTTCCAGATGGCCATGTTGATCTCAGGCTTCCAGCGAAACAGCTTGGCCAAGTGATCGGTCAGACCGAACTCAGCGGCAAGCTCTTGCACCTTGTCTCCGTCGACCTTGCGGTCGATGCGGCCAACGATCTTGATCTCGAATCGACCAGGCTCAACGGTCTCTGTGCCTTCAAGGTTTTCGGCAATAGTTGCCAGCTTCTTGATGTGGTCCTCAATATCGCGTCGATCCGCTGTCGCATCTTCTTCCTGCTTCTTAGCAGCCAGCCACATGCTGGCCAGCTCGTTCATGTCATTGGGCAATACCTTGGCGGTCATGCTTTGCCTCCGATCTTGGCAATGATTGCACCCAGATCAGGCGCTTCCCAAGCCTCCAACTTGCCAGAGCGATCCTTGGCCAACCAAAGGCCATCAGAGTCGCACATCAGCGCACGCTGGGTCACGCCTTCGGCATCACGCTCAACACGCAGCGCCAGCACTTCATCAAAGAAGTAAGGCAGGCCTTGTGTCAGGCTCTTGCCTGGCATGCCTGGGTTGTAAAGCATCTTGCCCATCTCGTCGGTGGACTTCTCCAGCTTGGCCGACATGTAGACATGCTTGCCAGGCAGATCGCGGAAGGCGCGAATCAGCTCCTGCATGGTGCTGTTCATCTCGCCATACGCTGCGCGGCCATCCTTGGACTTCTTCATCTCATGGGACAAGACCACCTCAGCAACTTCGCTGATCGAGTCAAGCGCCACCGACTGAAAGCCTGCGGCCTCCTTGCTGTCTCTGGCCCATGTGAAGGCCTCGCGCAAGTCGTCCATCGAGGCGATCTCGATGTAAGGCAGGTCAGCGTCCTGAATGGACAGCAGGCCACCCTCGGCACTGAGAACGATCACATTGGGCAGGGTCTTAACCAGCGTGGTCTTACCAGCACCGGCTTGGCCGTACACCAACAACTTCACTCCATTGGCAGACAAGCTGCCGGTCGATTTCAAATTGATAGCCATTTGGCTCTCCTTTTTTTTGCACCTCCGTCTGGGAATCAGTTCGAGGTGTGCTTGCATCATAAACCAAAAATAAGGTATAGTGCAAGCACTTCCGCAAATATTTTTTCTAAGGTGCAAATTATGATGACTGTTGAGCAAATCAAAAAACGGCTGGAAGATGCCAATCTCAAGCGAGTGGCCGAGAATGCTGGCGTGCATCCAGCCACGGTTTACAGGTTCATGCAAGAGGAATCCAAGCCCCTGTATGAGACGGTCAAAGCCCTGAGCGACTACCTCAGCAGGCAGGAGGCCACAATCAATGGCTGACCTCTCCAAAGTGCTCGGTGGTCCTTGGGCACCACCACCCGAGAAACTCGTCGCACCACCAGAGGCGCAGCTCATCGATGCAATGCGTGCGGCAGGCCTCCAGCCACCAGAGGAAATCCTCATGGATGGCAAGATTCACCGATTCAAGTCCGGCACCAAAGGCGCACCTGGCCACGGTGACAAGCCAGGCTGGTATCTGGTGTTCGGTGATGGCATCCCAGCCGGTCGATTCGGATGCTGGCGAGCAGGCATGGAAGTGACATGGCGTGCAGACGTAGGAAGAAAACTCACGCAGACTGAGGAAATGTCACACGCCAAGCGACTGGCCGAGGCCAAAGCCCTCCGAGACGCAGCTCTCGAGCGCCAGCACCAAGTGGCCAGCGACACGGTCGAGAAAATATGGACAGGCGCACAGGCGGCACTTCCAGATCATCCATACTTGGCCAAAAAAGGAATTCAAACGCATGGTGCAAGGGCAACAGGAGACGGTCGGCTGGTGCTGCCACTCTACGATGAAGACGGAACTCTGGCCACCTTGCAGTACATCGACCACGAAGGCGGCAAGCTCTACCACCCAGGCGGTCAGACAGGTGGCAAGTTCTGGATGGTAGGCTCACTAGATGAGCCTGGCACACTGTTCGTGGCCGAGGGATTCGCAACGGCAGCCACAATCCATGAAACCACCGACAGGCCAGTCGTGGTGGCTTACAGCGCCAGCAATCTGGTGCCGGTCACTGGCACACTCAGGGAAATGTATGGAGCAACTCAAGACATCGTGATCGTCGCAGACCATGACCAAAGCGGTGTCGGCCAACGCTACGCAGAACAAGCCAGTGCCAAGTACGGTGCACGCATGGTTATGCCTCCGATCCTCGGTGATGCCAACGATTATGCACAGGCTGGCCACGACCTTGCAGGCCTACTCATGCCACCGGCAGACGACTGGCTCATCCCAGCTGATGACTTCTGCGCTCAACCCAGCCCCATCAGCTGGCTGGTCAAGCGATGGATTCAATCCCAAGCCCTAGTGATGGTCCACGGCCCAAGCGGTGGCGGCAAGACATTCGTGGTGCTCGACTGGTGCCTGCGCATGGCCAGCGGAACAGAAGACTGGGCAGGCCACAAAGTGCGCCAAGGCAACGTGGTGTATCTGGCCGGTGAAGGCCACCACGGTCTGCGCGGCAGGGTGGCTGCATGGAAGCACCACCACAAAGCAGGCAAGCTGGCCATGTGGCTGTCCAAAGATGGTTGCGACCTGAACACCCCGACCGGCTACCTCAAAGTGGTCGAGCAAGTAAGGATGCTGAAAGACAGACCCAGCGTGATCGTGGTCGACACCCTGCACCGATTCCTATCAGGCGATGAAAACAGCGCACAAGATGCCAAGACCATGCTGGACGCATGCAACGCACTCATGCAGGAATTCAACTGCTCGGTGATCTTGGTCCACCACACAGGTGTGGCCGAGGAAGCCCAGCACCGCGCTCGAGGCTCAAGTGCATGGCGAGGTGCTCTGGACATCGAGATCAGCATCGTGCCAGGCAAGGAAGGCGTGCCTATGCAGATCGTGCAGCGCAAGTCCAAAGACGCAGAACTGGCCGAGACCATCCACGTCGAGCTTCAACAAGTGGCCATCCCTGGCTGGCGCGATGAAGACGACCAACAAGTGACCAGCGCTGTGATCGTCCAAGCTCAAGCCCCAACGGTGACAAAAAAAGACAGCAAGATCGACAGTCATCGCAAGACCTTCGAGAACGCTTGGTGGGCATCAGGAGCCGAAGAACGCAACGGTTTGCCTTACCTCAGCCGGTCGGCCATGATGGAGTACTTGGTGCAGAAAATGAACGTCAGCGAGTCCTCAGCCAAGGTTTACATCAAGCCAAGCGCGACAGGAAAACCCATCGCTGACATGTTGGTGGCCGAAATAATCGAGTCCTTTGAGCATGGCTGGATTGTGATTGATGACACTCAAGCAAGCGTCATGATGATCAGAAAGTCAGAGCGCTGAATGACTTATCCACAAACTTATCCACAGGCTGAGAATGGTAACAACGGAACGGAACGGAAAAAAACGGAACGCAGTTCCCTTGGCAAAACAGCGCAAAACGGGAACGGAACGGAACACACACCTTTAGGTGTGTTCCCAGTTCCCTTGCGATGCGGATCAATTCCATGACGTATTAGTAAAAACCCTTAGTCAAAAGTTATCCACAGGCAGATCAAGAAAATGACCAAACAAAGAGAAACCCCAAACTTCACAACATGGCAACATGACACGCTGGCCAAGTTTGCAACCGAGGTCTACATCCGACTTCAAGATGAGCAGGCCGCAAACGAGCAACTCAGGATGGATTTAAAAGATGCGATGAAACTAGCGCGAATTGAAAACATGAAGGACAATGCAGCATGACCACAAAATCACACAAAGCAAAAGCGCCAACCAAGCGAACTAAACCTGGAAGTGAAGACCGAGCCGTGATCAGCCAGATGGTGCTTGATGGGATGCGCGGTGGTCTGAGCGCATTCAAAGCCTGTCAAGCAGCTGGTGTTCCTCAAAGCACTTTCTCACGCTGGGTGGATGATGATGCTATCCTTGCGGAGAATTACGCGCGCGCGAGGGAAGACCTGATTGAACGCATGGCCACAGAGATCATGGAGATAAGCGATCAGGACGTTGGCGTGGCCGTGGATGGCAAGAAAGACTGGGCGGCAGTACAAAAGCACAGACTGCAAGTTGACACACGCAAATGGCTGTTGTCCAAGATGGCCCCAAAGAAGTTTGGCGACAAGATCGAAGTTTCTGGCGATCCGGCCAATCCCCTGGTGCAAAGAATTGAGCGCGTGGTTGTCAAGGCATGACAGTTTTACAGCTTCCAACTCCTGAATGGGCAGTGCCACTGCTGGAGCCAAGCCGATACAAAGGCGCTTGGGGTGGCCGAGGCTCTGGCAAATCCCACATGTTTGCCGAGCTAATGATCGAGGCCCACATCATGGACCAGAAGCGCAGAAGCGTCTGCGTGCGCGAAATCCAGAAGTCGCTCAACCAGTCTGTCAAGCGCCTGCTCGAAACAAAGATCGAGCAAATGAACGCTGGCGCGTACTTCGAGGTGCAAGAAGCCGTGATCAAGTCGCGCAAAGGCGATGGAATGATCATCTTCCAAGGCATGCAAAACCACACAGCCGACTCGATAAAGTCGCTCGAAGGTTATGACTGCGCTTGGGTGGAGGAGGCTCAAAGCCTGAGCCAGACCAGCCTCGACCTGCTGCGGCCAACCATCCGAAAGCCAGACTCCGAGCTGTGGTTTACATGGAACCCGCGCCAGCAGAATGACCCTGTCGACTTCTTGCTGCGCGGTCCAACACCACCAAAGGACGCTCAAGTCCTGAAGGTCAACTTCACCGACAACCCTTGGTTTCCCCAAGTCCTGCGCGATGAGATGGAGTACGACAAGAGGCGCGACCCAGACAAATACCAGCATGTCTGGATGGGAAGCTACCTCACAAACAGCAACACCAGGGTGTTCAAGAACTGGCGCGTCGAGGACTTCGAGGCACCGCCAGACGCAATCCACAGGCTCGGTGCTGACTGGGGATTTGCGGTCGACCCGACCACGCTGGTGCGCTGTCACATTATTGGCCGCACGCTGTACATCGACTACGAGGCCTACATGGTCGGCTGCGAGATCGTCAACACGCCAGAGCTGTTCATGCAGGTGCCCGAGGCCGAGAAGTGGCCAATCGTGGCCGACTCAGCAAGGCCAGAGACGATCAGCCACATGAAAAAGAATGGCTTTCCAAAGATCATGACAGCGGTCAAAGGTCCAAAGTCTGTCGAGGAAGGCATCGAGTTTCTGAAGAACTACGACATCGTCGTGCACCCTCGATGCATCCACACAATTGACGAACTGACGCTGTACAGTTACAAGCAAGACCCACTGACCGGCAAAATCTTGCCGGTGCTCGAAGACAAGAAAAATCACGTGATCGATGCCCTGCGTTACGCCTGCGAAGGTGTGAGACGATCGGCCATCACAAAGCCTGCAACATTCACTCCATTGCCAAATGTAAAGAAATGGTGAGAAAATCACACAAAATGAGGATATAACATGGCCCGACTCTCAAATGATCAACGCCTTGCGAACCTGCACGATGAAGCCCTCGCGCAATTCGATGATGTGCAAAGCGCACTGCGCGATGAGCGCTTGCAATGCCTGCAAGACAGACGCTTCTACTCCCTAGCAGGCAGCCAGTGGGAAGGCCCACTCTGGGACCAGTACGAGAACAAACCCAAGTTCGAGGTCAACAAGATCATGCTGG